TTCTTCTTCTGGAGATATTGATCCTATTCCTTCAAGTGCCATTATCCTATTATCCCTCTTTCTTTTAAATCTGTTATTAATGTCCCCAAAACATCTGCTAGCTCTGCAGTTGTTGTCGAATCTGCATTCATAGTCCTATCAGCTGTTACATTGGTTACAGTATAAGGATCAGATGAAGCAGCAAGATTAGTAGTAGCAATATTCTGCTCTAGCTGGTTAACCAACTGATTTGCCCATCTTACATTATAATCTGATGGGGGTGACGGCAATCTTCCTCTCCTTATACTCATCTCAATCCATCTGGTCTAACATTAACTCTAAATGTGCCAAGCTCCCAATTATCACCAACAGCAGAGCTTGCTATGCGCATTTTCATTTGTCTTCCTTTTGCTCTTAAAGATACTTTACTTGTAGTTGGGGAAATAGTAAATGGTCCTTTTGTAGTTTCAGCAGAATCATCAGGATATTTCTTTGATTTTAATGTTAAAGACACTGATCCTGTAATAGTTCCTGCAGGAATTACTTTATCAATCATAAATACATTTGTCCCATCGGGTTGACCTTGAGCATCAAATTCAACAGCAGAGCTCTCTATATATGAAGACATTGCAGAGCCATCATCATTCACTCCTGTTTCTTGATTATATAAATAACCATCTGAGGAAGCAGCATAAGGAACTAATCTAACTCCGAAAGAATCATGCCAAGCTGTCCGAGCCAAACTTCCTATAGACCAAGTTCCTGTTTCATAATTAAAAGAAACATATTTATCTGGCTCATCATCACTAGCATCATCAGAGACGTAAAAGAAAATGATCTCTTGGAATTTACGATTTAATGATCCAAAAACTTTCTGTTGCTGTTGCTGATTAAGATTATCATAAACATGATATTGAACAGGTGATGGTAATTCTTTGACTTGTCCATCAAATACGAAAAAATTGTTCCTCCCCATCCAATACACAACATCGCCTTCAGCAACCATACATCTTTGGGAAATTGGACCACAACCTGTTCCGAGCAATCTAAATGCGAAAGTAAATGGTGGACCAACAAATTGCATTCCGTACATAGCTTCATCAGTTCCTATAAAAATTTCTTCACGTGTCGGGACTGCTGCCATTATTTTTGTGCCGATCTGCAACCTTTGCGAACCTGCCGTATTAGTAGCAGTTGGCGTAAAAGTTGTATAACTGTTTTGATCTGAAAACTGAACGAGCATAGGATCTTGAGCACTCGTGCTAGTATTATACGATCCATAAGCCACTAAATGCCTATCAGGAAAAGAAATCGTCGTAAATCTACTTTTAGATATTTCACTTGCAGAAACAATTGTTGCTCTTGTATTTACTCCTGCACTTGCGTCCCAGACATATGTAGCAAAATTATGAACTGTTCCAAGAAGATCCTCTCCCCACAAATCAAAACTCCACATACTTAATTCTAATGTAACTGAAGAACTGCTTCTGGCAGTTCCCCATGTACTAAGACCCCAAGTTCCAGTTCCCCAACCTAATGCTAATGCTGCTGTTGCTTCTAACATTCCTTCATCATATCCAATAAGATATGAAGCAACAACTGAACTTCCTCCTCCAGAGCCAGAACCACTTGCAGCAGATGCAACAGTAACAGTATATGAATTTGCATTCAGAACTGTTACTTCATAAGCTCCTGAAAGAGTAACTCCGTTAACAGCACTTGCTCCACTAAAAGAAACTATTTCCCCTGTTGATGCTCCGTGACTAGTATGAGTTACTGTTACTGTGGTTGAACCAGCTGTCGTTATAGGATTTGCACCTAGAGTTGCCGAAGATCTTAATGGAGTTATGTCGTAAAATGTACCACCTGTTAAAATTAAAAGTTGTTTCTCTGTGCCAACAGCTAAAACGTCAGTTCCATCTAACAGCCTCCAGTTTTTAAGAGCTCTGCATTTACCAGCTGATAAATTAGTTGACGATGTAAAAGTTGTTGGGCTGGTGGTTTCTTTTTCCCAACCTCCAATTTTTTGAGGTAAACCATTAACAAATCTTATTTTGTCTGCATCTACCCAGTATGGACCAACTTTGGCAGCAGTATATTCATCAATGTCTGTTACCACTCCTGGTTTTATATTTAATGCTTGAAATGTCATTTATTTTTAACCCATGCCCTTGCTTTACTCATTGCCCTATTACCAAACCAGAAAGCGATAATAGCAGAAAATATTGCAGCAGTTTCATCATCCCATGCAGCATCAACTGCTGTTGCCCAATCAATGTTCTGATTAACTATCATAGCATATATCATAGTTCCTTTTACAGCAGCAAACATTAAGAAGAACAGATAAGTAATGACAGGGCGCACAGAACCCCTGAGACTGTTGACAAAACCTCCAGACTGAATACTTCTATCATGTTCATATATTCCTTTTGTCTCTGCTATATCTGCCTCTGCGTCTAACTCTTCAACTTTTAATTTCGATATTTGCTCGGCATATTTGGCTTTTGCTTCCAGCATAGCTAATTCTTGTTTATTAGCTTGGCTCTGTTTAAAATAACCTAAAATTTCAGGAATTATAGAAGTCCCAAAACCCATTAATGTTCCCAACAAACTTATCATTTTTTATTCGCCATCCAAGCTGTCATACCCATATATGCCCCAACAACTCCTGCCATTCCTATATAAAATAATCCAAATAAATCAGCCATAGCTTTTATTCGGCTATCAGGAAAAATAGGCAAGAACAAAAAACAAGTAAAAAAGAGCATCCCAATAAGAGAAATCCAAGCCATCCTTCTTTGTGCATCAGCTTTCTCTTCTTTTTCTGTAACTTCGTGGATTGCTTTGACTGTTGCAAGCTCGTCATCGCTAACCACACCATCCCCATCGACATCAAATTCCTCATAAATGCTATCTTTTTGCAAACTTTTTACACCTTTTTTAGTATTAGTCATTCGCCATCATTTCAGATAATTCTATTGCACGATTCCCAACCTGATCTGCCCATCTGCTATTTAACATTTCAGAAGATGCATCTTCCCATCTTTTTTCAGAAACAGCTTTCAGCATATTTTTAAACTTCATAAGACCTGCTACGCCAAGATTAAAAGCCATATTAACTAAAACAGATTTTCTAGTTTCAGAAAGCTCATCAAAAAAAGATAAATTCTCCATGAGCTGTTCTGTAAAATAATCAATGTCATTATTAAGAAGGAACATAGCCTCTTCTTCAGTTATTCCTTTTTGCTCAATATTTCTTCCGACTCCTATAGTTTTGTAACCAGCAGGGCAGTCGTAAACAGTTAGTCTTAAACCTTCATGACGAACTAATTGATCTTTTAAATTTTCCATAACATTCCTGCCATGAGAAGAATTAACGCTCCTGCTGAGGAGAGTATAATAACTTCTATTCGTTTAATTCGGAGTATCGTTTCTTTCCATCTTTCGGCGCAAACTGCTTCATGTGTATTCATACGAGACTCCAGATCCTTTACTGTGGGCAACCTAATCTCCTAGTCCTGGCCAATCATAAAGTATCCCAGATTTAAGAGAACCATCTTCATTATAAACTACCCAAAGTTTTTCAACATCATCTGCTTTAGAACAAGCCTTTATAGCATTTTCCATTGCTGTAGCTTTAGTTCTTATAGCATCTCTCCATGTTTGTACATTGCTCGGAATAGCTGTTCCTTTATCTGCTTTTCTAATAATGTACCAATCAGTTTTGCTTAACAAAGAACCTTGTTGGTCTTTTACTGATTTTATAAGTTCAGACTTAACACCTAATACTTTGCTTTCTCCTGATCCAGTATCAGTTAATTTTTTCGCTTTTTTATTTTTTATCTTGCCATTACTATCTATTGTCCAACTATACAATCTGGAGTCTGGAGCAGACTCTGGTATAATCTCTTTGATACTATGTTTCTTTTTTTCAGCATCGCTCCATGTATGCCAGTTAGATGGATGTTTAATTCCATTTGTATCTGTCCAAGGTTTCCCTGGAGTAATTTCAGTATTGTGATATTTCCACATTTTCTTCTCCTAATTAACGTGCCACTACAGGCGTTGCTTCTTCGCCACCAAAAGGATTTTCAGCCCATGCACAAAATATATATTCAGCATCACTAGAATTTATATCAGAGTCTGCCGTTAAGCATTTAAACCCATTACTATAGATAGCAATTTCCTCACTTCCTGTCGTTTCTGCTGCTGTCGTATTAGCTTGAAGCTGGTCTTCCACCGGATTTAGTCTTGATCTTCTAGTATCATACATAACCCAATTACCTGATGCACTTACATTTTTTATTATAATAAGAGCTGGACGAAAACCACAGAGGATATATTCTCCGTCTGCCGAACCATTGCCCACATACCTTTCAAATCTTGAAAAGCCTTCAATTTCAGCAAAAGCTATTCCAAGACATTGTGTAGTTCCAGCATTTATGTCACTAGATGTT